CCGCCCGTCGTCGCCGCGCAGGTTGACCTTCGCTCGCCCGAGATGCAAGCACGCGCCGCGTACAAGCCCGACGTCGCCGAGCGCGTGCTTGCCATCGTGAAGGCGGGCGTCGATCCCGAAGTCGCCGCCGCGACGTGCGGCGTCACAAAGCGCAAATTCGGCAAGTGGCTTCAGCTCGGCGGCGAAGGCGAAGAACCGTTCGCGTCGTTCGCTGAGCAGCTCGCCGTCGCCGTCGCCGGGTTCGAGGCGCGTCTCGTCGCGACGGTGGCGACGAAGGCGAAAGACGACGCGTCATTCGCGCTGCGCGTGCTGGAGCGACGCTTCCCCGAGAGATGGGGCGCGAAGCCCGAGAACTCGCAGAACGTCACCGTGAACGTCGCGCAGGCGCAGATTACGCCCGCCGATGCCCGCGCCAAGATGCGAGAGCTGTTCGGCGAACTCGCCGCGCCCGAAGCCGTAGATGAATCGCGCTGACCTCTCGCCGACCGCGCAACGCACGCTCGACGCGCTCGCGAACGCGCTGCCCGCGTCGGAGTGGCGCGCGGTGTCGTTGTGGCTCGGCACGTTCTACCGCTTCCAACTTGAATGGCTGCTCGACTTTAACCGCTTCTCGCTCATCTTGAAGTCGCGACAGATCGGCGCGAGCCACACCATCGCCGGCGCCGCCGTGCTCTGGGCGCTCTTCGGCGAGACGACGACGGTAATCTCACTCGGCCAGCGCGAAGCCGACGAGGTGCTCGACAAAGCGAACAAGCACGCGCAGGCGCTTCAGTCCTTCGGCAGTGAGTGGGCGCGCTTCAATCGACAGGCGTCGCAGAAGCTGGAGTTCGCCAGCGGCGGGCGCATCCTCTCGTTGCCGAACACGAGCGCAGGCCGTTCGTTCTCGGGCAACGTCATCCTGGATGAGGTCGCCTACTACGAGCGGCCCGAGGAAGTCTGGGACGGCGCCGGCGGCACCGCGCTCCACGGCTACCGCATTCGCGTGCTCTCGACGCCGAACGGCTCGGGCGACTTCTGGCACGGGCTCTGGAGCGACCCGAAGCAGCACAAGGGCTACACGCGCCACGCCGTCACGCTCGACGACGCCGTCGCCGACGGCCTGCCCGTCGCGCTCGCCGACTGCTGGAAGCTTGCGCGCGGCGACGAGCGAATCTTCGGTCAGCTCTTTCGCTGCGCGTTCCTCGACAACGCGCTCCAGTACTTGCCGACCGAAGCGATTGACGCGTGCACCGTTGATGACTGCTTCGCCTACGAGGGCGTCTGCTACGCCGGCATGGATCTCGGTCGCTCCAACGATCGCACCGAACTCGTCATCGTGCGCCGCGACCCCGACGGCATTCGCTGGGTTCAGTACGCCGAGAGCTGCAAGCGCACCGCGACCGCCGACATTGAACGACTCGCCGCGCTCGCGTTCTCGCCGACGTGGAACGTCAAGCGTCTTTGCATTGACGCCACCGGCATGGGCACGTTCCCCGCCGAGCAGCTTCAAAAGCGCTTCGGTCGCACGCGCGTCGAGCCCGTTACGTTCACCGCGCAGTCGAAGGAAGACCTGGCGACGGGGCTGTACTCCGCGTTGACAGATCAAAGCGTGAGAATTTCTTCCAACGACAAGCTTTTACGCGCCGACCTGTTCTCAATTCGGCGAATCGTGACGAGCGCAGGGAATGTGCGCTACGATGCCCCACAGACCGACGAAGGTCACGGCGATCGAGCGTGGGCGCTTGCGCTCGCTCTGCACGCATGCAGCGGTCCCGACCGACGACGGCACGAGGTATGAGATGAGCCACGACATGCAGCACATGAACGGTTTCGCCGATGCCGCGAGACTTATCGGCGAGCACATGAGCCCGCGCGCTCAAAAAATGCTCAACCTCGAACGCTACGTCGAAGGCACGCAGTACGTCGGGCGACCGAACTTTTTCGACCGAGGCGTGCCGCTATGGCATCGCGCCCCGTGCATTGTGTACCCGCTCGCCGCGAACGTGATTCAATCGAACACCGACCTCGTGCTTGGTGACGCGCGCTGGCCGCGCGTTACGTGTCGCCCCGGCGAAGACGATCGCGACTTTGACGAGAGCGGACTCGGGTTGGAAGAGTCCGCGCATCTTGACAAGTTGATTCTTGAATCGCAGCGCGTTTCGCGCTTTCGCCCCGCGATGCGCGAGGCGTTCTCGGCGGCGCAAGGGTGCGGCAGCGCCGCGCTCATGTTCGGCGTTCGCGCGGGCAGCTTGTTCATCGACTCGACGAAGGCGCGCTGGTGCGAGCCCGAGTTTCATGAAGACGGTTGCGTGAAGCGGTTGGTGATCGAGTACCCGTATTTCGCCACTGAGCGCGTGAACGGTTCTTGGCGCGTTGTCGCGAAGTTGTATCGCCGCGAGATTGACGAAACCAAAGACGTCACATTCAAGTCCGAGACGATGGTTCAGGGGCGCTACGCCTCTCCCGATTGGCAGGTCGAAACGCGCGTGAATCACGGTTTCGGTTTTTGTCCGGTCGTCTGGTACCCGTTCATGCAAGGGTGCTCGGTCGTCGGTAACTACGACGGACACGCGATCCACGAGACGCATCTCGATGAGATCACCGCGCTCGACTTCGCGCTTTCAATGAAGCATCGCGCCGCGTTGTACTCGGGCGACCCGCAATGGACCGAGATCGGCGTCGAACCCGGCTACGTGCCCACAGGCCCCGGCGAGATTGTCACCGTGCCCGCCACCTCAAAGGGCGGACCAATCACGAGCGACAACCGACCGATCGGCGAGTACCGTGTACCGCAACCAAAACAAGGGCGACGAAAAGGCCCCGGCGAAGTCTGGCAGTACGAGAGCCCTGACGTGAAGGTGCAACTTCACACGCTCCCCGGCGATGCGCTGAAAGCGCTGGAAAACCACTGCATGGATCTACGCACCAAGCTTGCCGAGAGCATGTCCGCCGTGTTTCTCGACCCCGAGAGCGTTCGCTTCGCGAGCGCGCTTTCAGGCAAAGCTCTCGAAGTCATTCGTCAGCGACAGCTCGACCGCTGCGAGCAATATCGCGACGACGCGACAGCACGGCTGCTCTTGCCTTCCATCAACATGTTGCTGCGCGTCGCGTACGTCGCGCGTCAGCGAGGAAACGTCAACCTCCCCGGCCTTGCTAAAGCGATGCCGATTCTTGCAAAGTCCGACCATGTGGAACCCGCCTAGTCTCTCCGTCGTTTGGCCGCCCTTCGTCAAGCCGTCCGCTGCCGAAGAGATGCAGCTCGTCTCGCTCGCCGCTGCCGCAAAGCAGGCGGGTCTCGTCACCACGCACATGGCGCTCGAAAAGCTTCGACCCATCTTCCCGTTCGAGAACCTCGACGCGGTCGCCGAGAAGCTCGAAGAAGAGTCAAAGCACCGAACCGACGTCGAGCACATGCTTGCGCAAGCAATGAAGCCGCCGGTCGACGACAACGAGGACGAGGACGAGGACGAGGACGAGGACGAGGATGCCGTCGAGTCGGCGCGCTAGTCGCGTCTCTCAAGACGAGCGCGAAACGAACCGTGAACTGTTAGCGCTTGAAGCCGCCGTGCTTCTCGCGCTTCTTCGCGCAGAAAAAAAGCGCGACGTTCGCGTGTTTGATCGCGAACTCGAAACCGCGCATGCACGCGCACGCGTACTTGCGCGCGAACGCGTCGCCGCCGAATTGAGATTTCCTACGAGCGCGAAGCCCGCGAGCCCTACGTCACGCGTCGTTCGTCGAATTGACATGGGCGACGGCACGTTTCGCGAAGTCGTGCTGACGAACCCGCGCGTGCTTCCGCCGTTGAACAAGCCAGAACGCGCACGTTTGCGAACGCTGTCGCGAAAAGTCATAGCCGAAGCGAACACGCGGGATCGCGTTGCGAAACAGAGCGCCAGCCCGAGAGACGCAAAAGCCGCCGCACGCGCATCGACCGAAGCGCAGTTGCGAACCGTAGCAACGACCGAAACGATGACCGCGTTCACGAGCGAGCGCGAACGCGTCGCACAACAGATTGCGCGCGCCACCGGCGTTCCGTTGCTGAAAGAGTGGCGCGCCACCCTCGACGTGCGCGCTTGCGAAAAGTGCTCGAATCTGCACGGCGAGCGAGTTCTTGTCGCTTCACGCTTTGCTTTTGGCGAACCGCCGTTGCACCCGCGCTGTCGTTGTTGGGTGCTCTACAGCGTCGAAGACGTTTCGCGCGCCGAGCTTGAACGCTTGTGGGAGCGCGCCGACGAATAGTTTTGTTGCGCGTTCTCGTCGTTGCGTGTTGTGAAATTCGTTGGTACTTAGAGCGCATGAAGTCTTGTCTCGTGTGTGGTGCGCTCGCTGATGCGAAGGCGCTCGCGTGCTCTGCTTGTGGCGAGGCGTCGTGGAAACTTTCCGGCGGCGCGCCCGTCGCGCCCGTCGCGCCCGTCGCGGCGGCTCCTGTCGTTGCGAAGAAGCCCGCGAAGAAAGCGTCGAAGAAGTCTTCGCCCGCAGAATCCGCCCCTGTCGATTCTGTTGTGAGCGACGCGGAGTTTGCGGCAGAAATCGCTGCGGCGAGTGAAGTCGATCTGCTTTCGTTGCTCGGCGAAGAAGGGCTGTCGCCTGAGTGGCGTGCAATTCTTGTCGCGGAGATTGAGAAGCGAGGCGCTCTGTGAGCGGCACTGTCGTGCGAAACGGCAACGCTTCTGCCGATCCGCACGTCTTCGAGTTCGGTGAACAGTTCGCCCCCCGGCCACAAGCCGGGGAGCCCGTGGTCCTTGCGACTGCGGAACCCCTCGCGCCGATTCCTACGGCGGTCGAAGCGAAAGCTCTCGACTTCGCGCTTCAGCCCATGTCCACGACACAACTTCTGCGCGACCTGAAAACGCGTCTCCGCTACGTTGAGCGAGAGATCAAAGCGCGCAAAACGCTTGAGAAAGAGCGTGATCAAATTCGGCGGCTAATCAAGGCCGCGAAGCAAGACAAGGCAACGATCCACGCGCTCAAGCGCGCGGCAGGTTGAGGAGTAATCATCATGGCAGTCATCGCTGGTACGATTCGCGGTCTTCAGTGCATCTCTCGCTCGTTCTCTGGCATCGGCTCGCGCGAGGCGTGGTTCATTACCGTCGACTTCGGCGCTTACACCGGGGCAGCGGACACCGCGTCGCTTGCCGGCGTCGGAGCCGCTATCGACGCGACTGCGCGCGACGGTAAGGCGTCGACGCTCCGCGCCGGAAGCTGCATCCTCGCGGGTGCGGACACGAACAAGCAGGCGGTCTACTTCACCGGCACCGCCGTCCAGGCGCTCACCGTGTCGGTGGACAGCCTTACTGGGCAGCTTTCGGCGGCGGACGGCACCGAGGTCACGACCTCGACCGCTCTCGACAGCGAGCTGGGCATCGTCGCGATCGTTGATCGCGCCTGATTCTAATCGGGGAGACGTCGCCGTGGCAGGAAAGTTCAAGGGCGCTGTGGCTAAAAGCCGCGTGAAGCTCGGGAAAGTCATGCGCGGCGACGTCAAGAAGTTCAAGGTGTTCGTCAAGAACGCCAAGGGCAACGTCGTGAAAGTGAACTTCGGCGACCCGAACATGGAGATCAAACGCGACGACCCAAAGCGTCGCGCAAACTTCCGCGCACGACACAACTGCGCGACCGCAACCGACCGCACGACACCTCGCTACTGGTCGTGTCGGATGTGGAGCAAAAAGTCCGTCTCTTCAATCATGGGGAAGAAGTGACGACCGCGAAGAAGACCAAGCCCAAGATGTGGAGCAACATCGTCGCTTCCGTCAAAGCGGGCGCGAAAGGCGGAAAGCCTGGGCAGTGGTCCGCGCGAAAAGCACAGCTCGCAGTCGCCCGTTACAAGCAAGCCGGCGGCGGCTACGTCGGAGCAAAGAGCGCGAGCAACGCGCTTTCCCGTTGGACCAAGCAGAAGTGGCGCACGAAGAGCGGAAAGCCTTCGCTTCAGACGGGTGAGCGATACTTGCCCGAAGCCGCAATCAAAAAGCTCTCGCCGCAAGAGTACGCGGCCACCACGCGCGCGAAGCGTGAGGGGATGAAGCGCGGTGAGCAATTCGTCTCACAGCCTCAAAAGATTGCACAGAAAACCAAACGCTTTCGGCGTATGATGGCAAAACGAAAGGGTTCAGCATGAAGAAGCCAAAGCTCGGCACGGGCAAGCGTTTTGCTGCCCTTACGAAATCTCTCGCCGCACGCGGCGCAAAAGATCCCGGCGCTCTCGCCGCCTACATCGGGCGCGAGAAGTACGGGAAGAAGAAGTTTCAGAAGCTCGCCACTAAGGGCGCGGCGCGCGAACGCGCGAAGTAGCCTGTTCAATTTTGTTCCTCAATCCTCGCCTCGCCGAGCGTCATCGCGCGTAACGGAAAGAAGGAACCATGTCACGCATTCAACACACACCGACTGTTGTCGAACCCGCTACTCCTGTGATCGAACCCGTCTCGACTCCGCAACCAGAACCCGTCGCGCAAGCGAACGCGGTCGAGGTGCGTTTGACGAGCGCTCAACTCAAAGAGCGTCTCGACGAAACGCGCGCGGCTGCTGAACGGCGCGTGCTTGCCGAACTCGGCATCGACGACTTGGACAAGGCGAAGGAGCTGCTTTCTAAGGCGGCGCCGCGTACCGACGAGAAGTGGTCGCAGCTTGAAAGCGCGGCGGCGCAACAGGCCGAGAAGCTCGCCGAGATGGAGTCACTTCTTGCCGCCGTGGCGGAAGAGCGCGCCGTCGCGGCGCTCTCGTCACTGCCTGAACAGGCGCGAAAAGCCATCGAAGACGCGACGGATGATCCCGAAGAGCGCGTCGCGCTCGTGCAGGTGTTCAGCGCAGCGGGATTCGCCGCAGCGTCTTCGCCCGCTCCTGTTGCGGTGCCTGTTTCCGCGCCTGCTGCTTCTACCGCACCGCCGCGTTCGGCTCCCGTCGACGCGAGCGTGAGCCCGCCCGACCGAAAGGCCGAGTACCAGCGGCTCAAGCAATCCAACCCTGTTGCTGCTGCCTACTTTCTCAAGCGGCATGTCAGCGACATTTTCCCCCGGTGAATTGTGCCGTGGGGAGCCTAACCCGTACAGTCACAACCAAGGAATCAAACAATGGCGGCTTCCCGCGTAACGATCCCCGAAGAGTTCTACGACATCACGTCGGCTGATCTCCTCGTTCAGCCCGAGCCTCAGTACGCCTATGCGGGCATGATGCTCTCGGCCATCAGCCAAGACCTCAACGTGCCCGACATGCTGGGCCTTCAGCTCCCGAACCGTCAGGTCGGCGGCGTTGGCGCGCCCTACAAGACGGCGGAAGAGGATCGGCTTGAGCTTGCGAAGGCTCTGCCGAACGAGATCTTCGCGACCAAGGTTGATTTCATGGGTGGCCCCGGTCACACCATGCGCTTCAACCGTCCGAAGTTCACCAACTCGACCTACACCGAGGCGTCGCGCGTCATCGGTACGGCGTCGTCGATCTCGACGACTCCGATCGAGGTGGGTTCGGAGCAGGTGCCTCTCACCATCAAGCGCTACGCCGGCCCCTACGGCGCGGCGGCTGTGCAGCCCTACGCCATCGACGCGTTCGATGCGCAGATGGGCGTGCACAACCTCGCCAAGCTCGTCGGCACGCACCTGAAGCGCGATTTCCACCGCTGGCTCGACGCCGTGTGGGTTTCGCTCTTCGACCTCGCGTCGTCGACGATCTACCCGAACGGCTTCGCCGCCGACAACGACATCACTGCCAAGGGACAGGCCCCGCTCACCTACGAGCAGATCAGCCGCACGTCCCGCGCGCAGGACGAGGCGAACTTGCCCACGTTCTCGAACGGCAAGCGTCTTCTCGTCGTGTCCCCGACCGGCAAGAAGCAGCTCAAGGACGACCCGCAGTTCGCGCGTTACGCCGAGTTCCACAAGGAGATGAACCCCTTGTTCCCCGGCTACTTCGCGTCGCTGCCGGAGTACGAGCTTGCGGTTTCGACCACCCTGGCGCAGCCGTTGAACTCGTCCAGCGTCAAGGTCCACCGCGCCCACGCAATCGCCCCCGGCGTTGCGCTTTCGGGCATGGGTGCGCCGCCCGCCATCGTTCCGGCGAGCGACGACAACTATGGTCAGCAGGCCAAGGTGATCTGGCTCGCGTTCCTCGCGTTCGGCCTCGCCGACAACAGGTTCGTGACCAGCGTTCGCTACTCGGAGGACAACGCATGAGTTTCCCGGCGCGCTACTTCAAGGGCGCGGCGGCGACGGGCAACCTCGACACGATCGTGGCTGGCGCCTCTGTTGGCGGTACTGCGTACCCGACCAACGAGATCGCCGTCGACACGCTCTCGTGCGAGTTCGTCCTCGACGCCGAGACGAATACCATCACGCTCGCTGCTCACTGGCAGGTGTCTCACGACAACTCCACGTGGGTGGACATCAAGCCGTCGAACGGCGCGGCGTACGTCGCGCAGGCGACGGGCACGATGGGTGCCGACAATCCCGTCACCGTCGTGCTTGAAGCGCCCACGGGCGTTCTCGGCTGGGAGTACGTGCGTCCCGCTGTGAAGGTCGGCGTCACGACCGGCGCAGCAGCGGACACGTACTCGATGCAGGTCTGCTTCCGCAAGTTCAACGGCTTTGGCTGAGAGGTCGATCGTGGCCCTGCTCGATTCTGAAATCGCAAGGTGTAAGTACGAGTTGGGCTACAACCTACTCACCATCGGTGCGGAGCCGTACATCGGCGTCGCCCGCGTGTTTGAGTTGGTGATTCAACCAAACCTGCTTGCAGGCGCAACGACGACGAGCGCGACGGTGGTCACTGCGGTGGCTGCCGGCGCGCTCGCGTCGCCTGTTACTCTGACGCTCGCGAGTGCCACAGGGTTCTCATCGGGCGACCGCGTCATCATTGACGTCGACGACCGGCAGGAAGCCGCAACGGTGCAGAACGTCGCAGGTTCGACAATCACCGTGCTTCTGTCGAAGGCGCATACCGGAACGTATCCCGTTACCGTCGAGCGGGGAGAGTCCATCGTGCGCGAGATTCTCGGTCGGCTTCGCGACATCGCGAACAAGCTGGGCACCAACGTGGTGCAGCAAGTCGGCATCAAGAAAGTCGACGAGATCGAGTTTTTCGGCGGGAACATGTACAGCATCCGCCGCGAGATGCAGCGCATGCAAGACTACTGGCGCAACGAACTCGCGAGCGCGCTCGGCGTTCGCAATCTGCGCACGTCTAACGCCGGCAGCGAAATTGCGGTGTACTGATGGCGACGTTTCGCGACGCCATTCTCCCGTCCGTCAACGCGATTCGGGCTATTCCTGGGCAGCTTGGTTGGCGCCCGTACACCGTCGTGATTGAGCAGCGAACGTGGAGCGGCGCCGAGATCGGTCAGGGCGTCGAAACCGTTACGTCTACGCCTATCGTCGAGCGCTACGGTCAGCCGCCTAAAGCGCGTTGGCTCGACACCGAGCAGCTCGCGCTTGCGGGCTACGAGCGCGCGACCATTGAGATTGGACCGATCACGCCCGCTTATCCCGGCGGCGGTATTCTAGCGGCTACGCTAGAACCTCATACGCTCCCGACAAACACGGTGCTCAATTACAAGCTCGTCGGGCCGGCTTACCCCGACGGCGTGTATTGTCGCCTCGTCTCAATCAACACCGACTACGCGGGGCATTTCACCATCCGCGTACAGGTAACGGGCACGCCGTGAGCGATCTCGACTTCCTCTACCTTCGTTTCGGCGACGTCAACTTTCCCGTCGACGCCGTACAAAACGGGCAGTTGTTCAGCGCACTCGATCCCGTGCGCGATCGAATGCTGGCGTTCTTCAAAGACGCCATCAACCAAGAACTCGGCGGCAGCACCACGACGGTCACCGCGTCGAGCGCTTGGGGCACGGCGCGCGTCGGCACCGTTCTCGCGAACGCGCAACCCGTTCAGGACGTTTGCTATCTCGCGCCGACGCCCGATCTGATGCGCGAGACCAATTGGGGCATGCCGCTCTTGTGCTGCTATCGCACGAGCGCCGTGCACGAAGAGTTCTCTTTGCAGCGTGAGCTGATTCGCTCGACATGGGGCGTGGATTACATTCTGCCGCCGCTTGCTGTGGATGACCGCCGAAAGCTCGCGGGCGTGTTGTCCGGCGTTCGTTCGCTGTTGACGCTTCTTGTGCGAAAGCGCTCGCATCCCGCGTATCAAAACGGGTTGCTCATCTTCGGCCCAGGCTACGGCGGCTTTGACACGCTGAAGGTCACCGCAAGCGCTGAAGGCCCGGTAGCTTTTTCCGACCAGACGGGCGGCAACTACTACTACGCCTTACACCTCGACCTTGAGAGCGTCGAGCTAGACGACATGAGCATGGTCGTCGACGTGAACGGCAACGTCATTCCCACTTCCTCGGCAACGACGTTCGAGGGCGCAGACATTAGCGTCGGCGTCGGCGGCAGCGATGGTACTCTGCCCGATGCGATTGTCGCGAGAACTGATACCAATCCCGACCCGAACTACGGCAAGGTGCGAACGTGATTGAAGACGGAACGAAAGAGCTGCTCCCGCAACTTCTCTCCCGTTGGGAAGAGGCGGCCCCAGACGCCGAGTCGATGGCGCACTCGCTCGCGAGCGTAGCGGTCACTTTGCGCGCTGTGTACTTGATGCACCAAGCGGCGCACTGGCAGACGAAGGGGCCGTCGTTCGTCGGCGACCACAAGCTGTTCGGCGACCTATACGACGCGACGCTCGACGAGATTGATATGGTGAGTGAACGCGCCGTCGGTCTTGGCGATCCGCTTCTTGTCTGTCCCTTGAAAACGACGCAACTCGCGCTTGAATTGCTCGAAGCTTTCGGGCGCGAGTGTGACGTTCCCGACGCCGACAAGCTCGTTCAGCTCTCGCTTGAAGCCGAACGCGGTTTGCTCCAAGTCATCGCCAGCGCGATGAAGGGCGACATGACTGACGGCGCACAAAACTTGCTGCAAGGCGTCGCGGATAAGCATGAGACGCACGTTTACCTTCTCCAGCAAAGGCTGAAGAAACGATGATCAACATCGGACAAATGCGCACCGCGCATGTCCGTTTTGTGCGTGCGTTCGAGCGTACAGTCGCGAGCGCCGCCGAGCAGGCTGCGCAGTACACGGAGAACAACGCCAAGCAGCGGTTGAC